AAGTGACCAAAAAACTCCTGAGTATAATGAGAATATGTTAAACTTATATAGATTTGGTGAGTATCATGCTAATTATTATAATCATAGAAGACATTATGACAGTTATGAAGAACCAATTGATATACCTAGTTGTATGAGACTTGGCGGTACTCCTTTGGATCCTGCTGTAGTTGCTTCTATGACTATTGTTAAAAACTTTATTGCTAAACATAAAATACAAAAAATGAATACAATCTTTTTAACTGATGGTTGTGGTCATTCAATGTATAATACTGTTACTACTACTGACAAAGGTAATTTAGAATTAGATTATGGTGCTGAAAGAGCAGATTTAGTTATCAAAAATACAGTTACTAGAAAAAACTATCCTTATGAAAGTCATAGATTTACAAAATCAACTGCTGTTATGTTTGATATGTTAAAACATGCTACTGGTACTAACGTTGTAGGTTTCTATGTTACAAGTAGAAATAATGCCAGTTACTATGATATATCAAATTTCTTACCAGAAGGTGCCGGTTATGATGGTGTTGACGCTGTAAGAAAACAAATGCGTAAAGATAAAGTTGGTACTATTGTTGGTAATGGTTATGATGAATTGTTTATTATTCCAAAAAAGAATTTAAAGATAGTTGACGAAGAAGCGAAGATTAATCCAGATATGTCAATTGCTAAAATGAAAACAGAATTTGGTAAGACTTTAAAAACTAAAAAGATATCCAGAGTTTTACTGAATAAATTTGTGGAAAGAGTTGCCTAAATGAAAAAAATGACTAAGTGCGACATGTTGACACAGCAATTAATTTGGAAAGCGTTGAAATATAAAGGTTTTTTATTTGAAATAACGCTTGACTTTAACAACAAAGTGTGATAGGATATAGTTATATTATGAAAAAAAGTGAAAGGACTACAATTATGTTAAACGAGAAACAAAAAAAGTTTGTTGACCTTGCTGTAAAAGAACTTGGTACTGATACAGTAACAAGAAAGCAAGTACAAGAAATTGAAACAAAATTTAACCTTACTGGTAACAGTTGGTTAGTAAATTCAGGAGATTACAAAGTGGGCAGAGGCGTATATAAATTACCTACTGACGGTGTTGTAAACCCTAGTAAGAATATCAAACAGAAATTGCCTAAGACTAAAGCAGTTGCTGAGACAGTTACTTTAAAAGAGACTGCTCAAAATACTGAGAGTTTAGTTCCTAATAAAGAGGCAACTTTCGTATCATTTGGTAATTACAAAGATATTAAGAATATTGTAAAATCTAAAATATTCTATCCTACATTTATCACAGGTCTTTCTGGTAACGGTAAGACTTTAGGTGTTACTCAAGCGTGTGCTGAGTTAAAAAGAGAATTAATTAGAGTTAACATAACAGTTGAAACGGACGAAGATGATTTACTTGGTGGTTTCAGACTAGTTGACGGTGCTACAGTATGGCATGACGGTCCTGTTGTTGACGCTATGAAGCGTGGTGCTCTTCTATTGTTAGATGAGATTGACCTTGCTTCAAACAAAATTATGTGTTTGCAACCTATCTTAGAAGGTAACGGAGTGTTCCTTAAAAAGATTGGTAAATTTGTTGAACCTGCTGAAGGTTTCAATATTGTTGCTACTGCCAATACTAAAGGTAAAGGTAGTGAAGACGGAAGATTTATTGGTACTAACATACTTAATGAAGCTTTCTTAGAAAGATTTCCTGTTACTTTTGAACAAGAGTATCCTCCTGTAAAAGTAGAACAGAAAATTTTAGATAATGTTATGTCTGCTTATGCTTTAAAGGATCCTAAGTTTACTGAGAACCTTGTTAAATGGGCAGATGTTATTAGAAAAACTTTTTATGATGGCGGTGTTGATGAGATTATTGCTACTAGAAGACTAGTGCATATCATTAATGCTTTTGCTATCTTTAAGAATAAACTTAAAGCTGTTCAAGTTTGTGTAAACAGATTTGATGACGATACTAAAAACAGTTTCTTAGATTTATATTCTAAAGTTGACGCTGGTGTTAACATGGAAGATATATCTGGAAATGGGAATGATGTTGACCCAATAAACATGGAAGAGGAAACTCCAAGTGTTTAATAAAAACATTCATAATGTAGACCTCGTATCCGTGGGCAGCAATGTCCACGGATTTAAAACAAGCGGGTGTGGTATAGAAGTATTACGCCAGTTTACCAAACTGGAAATGCAGGAGCGTTACCTGCCATCCGCTCCAATAAAGGGTATATTATGTCAATAACTGTTGTAGTAAAAAACAATAATGTTGAAAAAGCAATCAGACAGCTTAAGAAAAAACTTATGAGAGAAGGTGTAGTGAAAGAGTTGAAGACAAGACAATACTATGAAAAACCATCAGAAAAAAAACTCAGATTAAAAAAGGAAAACATTAAGCGTGTCCTGAAAAACAAAAAACTAAGGGAAAGGGAACAATAAGATGTTAAACTTTATAAAAGATTTCATTAGCGATAGTGAAAAGACGACCAAGACAAACAAGAAAACGAAAGGAAAAGTTGTTATGGGAAGAGCTAAAATAGCGAATAGCACTAAATTTCTTAACAGTATGTTAAGAGGTGCAAGTGTGTCATGGACTGACGCACAAAATAAATTTAACTTAAAGAGACCAAGAGCGGTTGTTGATAAGTTAAGAGAAGAAGGATATTGTGTATATATCAATAAATCTTCTAACGGTACTAGTTACAGAATTGGTACACCTTCAAAAGCGATTGTAGCCGCTGGCTTAATGGCGCTTGAGGGACAAGCATACGCATAAATAGTTTATCTAGGTAGCTCGTAAATCCTAGGTAAGTCTTGCCTCTCGTAAATGCAAGACATTGAGTTTGGCAGTATCTCTTTAAAAACTGCCACTTGAAATATGAAATTTAATGATTATATAAATACTTACGAAGCATGCCATAAGGGTGTTTCAATTTATATAAAAAATAACTTTGCTTTAACAAAAGGAGGTTCAAATGACCAATTACAAAGCACTATCTATTTTTAATTCACTTAAACCATTTACTGTAGGGTATGATGATTTATTTTCGCATTTTGACGAAATGACAACTCATCTTCCTCACTTGACAGCAAATAATTTCCCACCATACAATATTGTTAAACATGACAGTAACAAGTATGATGTTGAAATGGCATTAGCAGGATATAGTAAAGATGATGTTATAGTTGAATACGAAAACAATCAATTAACAATTAAATCAAAACCATATCCTAAAGACGAAGAAAAGGAAGATACAGAAACAATACACAAAGGTATTGCTAAAAGATATTTCTCTAAAGTCTTTACGATTGCTGATGACGTTGAAGTCAAAGGTGCAGAACTAAAAGATGGTTTGCTTAAAGTAGGTTTAGAACGAATTGTTCCAGACCACAAGAAAGCAAAAACTTTTGAGATTAAGTAAATAGATGGGGCGGCTTAATCGCCGCCCTTTAATTAATTTCAGGCTTGACAAAAGTATGATTTTATGATAGAATGTATATTATGAACTATAAATTTAAAGAAAAAATTATCTTAGATGATGTGATGAATTATATTGATAACACTTACGGTGGTCATTATGCACAAAGTCAAAGACAATCTACGGAAAACATTATTGACCAAGGACATGGTGATGGTTTCTGTATGGGTAATATTATGAAATATACCCAAAGATATGGCAAAAAAGAAGGCAAGAATAAGGCAGACCTTATGAAAGTTATTCATTATGCCATAATACAATTGTCCCAAGACCACTACAAAGAAGAAGAACGTCCTCTTGGTAGTGTGATGTCTGAAAAACTTAATAATAACTAAGGAGAATATATAATGCAATTAAGCGAAAGTACAAAAGAGATACTTAAAAACTTTTCTGAGATTAATCCAAACTTGATGATTAAACCAGGTAAAGAATTAAAGACTATCTCTACAATGAAGAATATCCTTGCTACAGCAAATGTAAGTGAAGATTTTCCACAAGATATTGCTATCTATGACTTGAATGAGTTTTTAGGTGTAATGTCATTATTTACAAAACCACAGTTTACCTTTGATGACAAATCGTTATCTATTGGTGAAGAAGGTACATCAACAAAGTCAAAATATTACTTTGCTGATCCTTCAATCTTAACTGTTCCACAAAAAGATGTAAAAATGCCTGAAGCAGAGGTACAGTTTACTCTAACTGAAACAGATTTAACTAAAGTAAAGAAAGCAGCTGCAATGTTACAATTGCCTGATATTTCTATTTCATCAAAAGGTACTGATATTACATTATCTGCTATTGATAAAAAGAATGATACTGCTAATAACTTTAGTATTAAAGTTGGTGAAACAAACTCTAAATTTGAGTTTCATTTTAAAACAGAACATTTAAAAATGTTACCTGGTGATTACAATGTATCTATCTCATCAAAGTTAATTAGTAATTTTAAACATAAATCAAAACCAATTCAATATTGGATTGCTTTAGAAAACACAAGTAAATTTACTGGCTAATTAGATGAGGAATATATTATGGAAAACTTTTTATGGGTTGAACAATATCGCCCTAGTAAGATTGATGAATGTATCTTACCTACAGAAATTAAGAATACATTTAAACAGATAGTAAAACAAGGAGAAATACCTAACTTATTATTATCTGGTACAGCAGGTACAGGTAAAACTACAATTGCGAAAGCATTATGTAACGAACTTGATTGTGATGTAATGATGATTAATGGTTCAGACGAAGGTCGTTCCATTGACATTGTAAGAAATCAAATCAAGTCATTTGCCAGTACAGTATCACTAAACGAAAGTAACAAACCTAAAGTAGTAATTGTTGACGAAGCAGACTATATGAATGCTGAGTCCGTGCAACCTGCTTTAAGAAACTTTATTGAAACTTTTAGTAATAACTGTAGATTTATTTTTACATGTAATTACAAAAACAAAATCATACCGGCAATTCACAGTAGATGTACTGTTATTAATTTTTCTACACAGAAAAAAGATAAAGAGAAATTAGCAGGTCAGTTTCATAAAAGATTATCCACAATACTAGACCAGGAAAACATTGAGTTTGATCCTAAAGTATTGGCAGAATTAATTATAAAATTCTATCCAGACTTTAGAAGAACTATCAATGAATTACAACGTTATAGTGTAAGTGGTAAAATAGACACAGGAATACTTGTGAGTATTGCTGAAATGAACATCCAAGGTCTTAACAAAGCGTTATCTAATAAACACTTTGGTGACATGAGAAAATGGGTAGTAGATAACATTGACAAGGATCCTACTGGTCTATATAAAGAACTATATCAAAACTTCTATGAAGTATTAAAACCTGAAACAATACCTGCTATGATTATATTACTAGCAGAGTATCAGTATAAGAATGCTTTTGTAGCTGATCCTGAATTGAATATGGTCGCTTGCCTAACTGAAATAATGGGCGAGTGTAAATTCAAATGATAGGTTTAGGGTACTTAGACTATTGTCAAAAACGTATAGACGAAGGATTATCAACTCAACAAACTAAAAACAATAGTGGTTTTGAGGATCCAGGTAAAGAACGTTTTGTTGTTTACTTTGCACGAACTCATATTATAGACCATCAAACTGGTGTTGAAGCTAGAGGTTTACTTAAAATAGGTCGTGCCAAATTTGCAACAG